CACCGGTTGCGGGCGTGGGGCGGTTCAAACGGCGATACAGCGCATTCAGCACGTCATTGCCGCCTTGGGGCAGCAGGTACTGAAATTGGTCAGCATTGAGGCCGTAGACCTTCTTGCTGATGCACCAGTAGTTGATGCCCTGATTGATCAGGTTGGACAGGATGAAAAACAGGGATTGCTTCGCCGCCTGCACCTGCTCCACAGTCAGTTCTTCAGCCAACTTGCCCGACATGCGGGCACCTTGATCTATAAATTTTTGCGTGCTTACAACCGTGGTGCCGACAGTCCCAGAATAACTCATTGCATTGCTCCTTCAAGTTTTACTTTTTCAAGCATACGTCTTTGTTGAGCCACTCTTCTTTTCTCATTGGATTCAGAGGACTGTTTTTTCCCGTGTGCATGATTTTTTTCTCCGGTCATGCGTTGGGATTTTTTTTCATTTGCCTCATTGGAATGTTGCCAGCCACCTTTTTTGTTTCCAGCATGGCGCCCCTCAGCATATGCCTTTTTCAAAGATTCGCTTCGTTTGCGCTTGGTCTCTTCCGATTGAGTCTTCCCCTTGTGAGACTCCGAAAGTTTTTTTCTTAGCTCCAACGATGGCTCAAGTGTGCCGTCGCCACCGGCGGTTAAGTTGTAACCATTTGGCGCTTGAGTGTTGTATTCCTGAATCAACATTGTTTCGATAAATTTTGCCGCATCAGCCCCAAAGGCGCTGGCGTAATTTGCAAAATCAAAATTTTCAATGCCGTGTTTTTTAATGGCGGCATGCAAAGCTGGGGCGCTACCGTTGGCGGTTTTGTGCTTGCTCCAGCGTTTTGCCAAGCTGTTGGTCAGTCCGATATATTTTTTACCACTCACCATGTTGGTGATGATGTAAACATACCAAGTTTTGACGGTTCCGCTGTATGCCATGTTTGTTCCTTACCAGCCGGAGCAATTCCAGCGTTTGAGCGATGCTTTTGCTCGGGGCGCGTCACCCTTCGCGTGTTCCACCACACCAGACATGCGGGCACAAAACGAGTCCTTGCGAGAGCCGCCTTGGGGCTGCGGTGCCTTGAGGTGCGATCCAGTCTCTCGATTGTACTTAGCGCGGCCTTTGGCGGTCAGGCCAGCGCCCTTGTCAACCGACAGCTTCTCGCCGCGGCCCACGGCAAGGCTGGGGCCTCCGTCCTTCAGCTTGGCCGTTTTGGCCGATTCCTTGAAAGCTTGAGCCGTCGGCGCACCTTTGCTACCAGCCTTACGCATTTTTTCACCAGAGCCTTCAGCGATGCGCTTTTGCTTTGCATGAATGTTTGCATAGAGACCTCGCTCAGACATTACCAGCAGCCTTTGTGCATGTGGTTTTCATGGTGCGTGGAAATGTTGCCACCATGAGCCTTGTGGGCTGCACGCTTCTCGCTGTACGCAATCGCAACGGCTTGCTTGACCGGCTTACCGGCCTTCACTTCCGCCTTGATGTTGTGCTTGAAGGCTTTTTCAGATTTGGATTTGATCAAAGGCATGATGGTTCCTTAGTCCGGGTTCTTGATGAGAATGCCACCAGCATAGATGTTGCAACTGAATGGGCTACCACTGTTGGCAACAATTTCATACTGGATGTCAGTTTTCTCAGTGTGAGGGATGGGGCAGGTGTATGGGATGTTCAAAGACTGCGTGAAGGTAGTCTGGTTCAACACGTTTATCTCACCGGTCACGTTGTCCTTGTTGTACTCCACGTATTTCATGAAGTTGCTGGACGTAAATCCAATGCTTGCGTCAGCTTGGATGTAGGACAGATAGAACGTGTAGCCCTTGGGCACCGTGTAGATCGACATCTGGGTCTGACCGATGCCAGCGTTAATCTTGGCATAGGTGGTCGAGCTGATCTTGGCTGTGATGTTGCCGACGTTCAGGCCGTTGGTGGTGGTCATCAAATTGATGCGCAGGAAAGAGCCGGTGGTGGTCACGTTGGTCGTGCCATTCATCGCAATCGTTTCCACCAATGGGTTGAAGTTTGCGTCCAAACCTTGGATTTGCACGCTCAAGGCCGAGGTATCCGAGGTGGAGTCGCTTACCAGCACCAGAGGTGCGGCAACAGAAGGGTATGCATAAGCACCACCGGACAGGGTTAAACCCTCCCATGCCGGGCCTAGTGCAGACGATCCAACGGTAGCGCTGAATCCAAAAATATTGAGTGCGGTGTGACCGGCAATTTGGCCGCGAGACACTTGAAGTTCAAAAGGCTCGAATGCGCCTTGACGTGTGGCGGAAGAGTAAGTTCCCATGATTTTTCCTTAAAAAGCAGGGGCCGAAGCCCCCACTTGATTAGCACTTGGCTTTGCCGCCTTTGCGGTAGCCACCCGAGTGGATGGACTGTTTTTCCGTCATTGGCGTCGGTGGCGTACTTGCATCCTTGTTGTATTGCTTGGTTTGCAATGCGCGAAGTTTTGCGTCCTGCGCCATCTGGGGCGTCATGTTCGAGCGATCATCCTCATCAGAGAACTCAAGGCCCCCCTTGGAGTGATGGTGAACCTTACCGCCTTTTTTGAAGGTGCCGGATTGCAAGCTGTTTGCCACGGGACGGCTGACGAAGTGACGGGGCATTTTTACTGCCTTGCCGTCATCTACGACATTACCGCCCGTGGCGTAGTGCTTTTTTGCGGCGTGGCCTCCATGCTTGAAACCACCAGCGTTGGACTCACGAACGCCACCAGTGGTGCCATTCATTTTTCCAGCCTTGGAAGTGTCAGCAGGGCGGTCTTCCCAGTCACCATCATGCTCAATGGCGCGACCAATGCCGGGCACCTTGCCGCCGTGAGCCTTGTGATGCATCTTGTGCTCATGGTGCTNATGGTGCTTGGCGTGACCACCGTGCTTAAAGCCGCCTGCGTTGGACTCCTTNATGCCTTTGGTGCCNTGGGCGCGGTCGCGCTTGGCCTCGTGCATTTCGGTGCTCACGTAGTCGTGCTCATTGCCCTCAATGGTGCCCTTCATCTTNATCTTGCCTTTGTTGACCTTTTCGTCAGTNTCNGCAGGGATNGCGCCGCCNGTGGCNAACTTGTGCATCTTTTTGGCATGACCGCCGTGCTTGTAGCCAGCGGGTGCGCCATCTTTGATGCCCTTGGTGCCNTGGTGCTTGTCGTGATGNTGACCGTCATCGACCTTGGTTTTCTCGAATTTCTTCGCACCTTTTTCGATGGTTGTTTTGGTCTCATCGCGGTCAATAGCACCACCAGAAGCCTTGTGGTGAATCTTGCCGCCGTGCTTGGCGTGAGCCTTGCCCCCGTGCTTGGAGTCCTTCTCATGCTCATGGTGCTTGAGTTCTTTTTCCAGCTTGTGGATTTCGTGCTCTTCGTGCTTCTCGTGCTTGCTCTCGGCCTTGCCGCCCTTCTTCATCATGTTGGGGTTCATCGCTGCGCGACGAGCCGCCATGGAGGGGCGCATAGGGGCCGCAGCAGGGGCCATGCCACCGCGTGCAGGCATACCCATAGGAGCAGGCTGGGAAGCGGCCATAGGCATGAATCCGCCCACAGCCTTGTGCTTGACGCCGCCGCCTTTTTTGAGCTTCAGGATTACCGAAGGCTCGTCGGTCATCATTTTGACCATAGGTTTGAATTGAGACATTATGTCCTCCTATTAGGCTTGAGTTACGCCAAGTGCGCCAGTGCGAGTTGCATTGGGGCCGACAGCAATACCGGGCAGGGCGATGGTCATAACCAAACGCTTGGTGCCGTCAGATGCCGTGGTGGGTGCAAACGTGCCGCGAACGTCGCCAGTTGAGCTGGTTGCGGTAGCGGTGTCGGCAGGGGTAAAAACACCAGCATTTTGCAGCAGGGTGTTGTTCCAGCCCACTTTGACCACGTATCCAGCGTCAATGCAGCGCACGGGCAGGCCAAACACGTCAGTAGTACCAACGGTGAGGGCTGTAGTGGAGCCGCCGCCTGCACCAGTCACCGAAGCGATTTGGTAGAAGGCTTTCTTGCCGGGGGTCGTAGCAGCAGCAACCGAAGTGATCACTTCAGTCATGGGCTGGCCGTAGTAGTCGTAACCGGCCACGGTGTAAGCACGAGCAGCGCCGCCGGTAGCCAGTGTGATGGACACAGCGCGAGGCGTGTTCAACTGGATCACGGTGGTGCCGTCCGCACGACAACAGACTTGGCGGAGGTGCCTGCGGTCAGCGTCAATGCACCAGCAGCAGCAGGTGTCTGCGAAGCGGCGATGTTGGCAGCTTGCAGGGTTTGTGGCACGCAGTCCCAGACGTATACGCGACCCAATGGGCCGATACCCAAATCCATGGGGGATGGGTCGCCGTAGCCGCCGTCACCGGAAGAGGTGATGGTGATTGCGCCGGTGGCCGAAGACGAGGCGCTGAGGGTGTAGGTGCCCACGCCGCCTGCGCCAGTGGCAAATGCGGTGATGTAAGAACCTGCGGTGATGCCGGTGCCGCCAACGTATTGACCAATCACCAGCGGATCGCCGGACAGCAATTGCGTGATGGTCATGGTGGTGCCGGAAACCGAGCCGGCAAAAGTGCCTTCGGTTTGTTGTTGGCCGGTGCCCATGTAAGTTTGGGCTGGGCCGAGGAATAGGTCGTCAGAAAATTGAGGCATGGTCTGCTCCTTGAAAAGTTTGACCGATGTTAAAAAAAGGGAGTGGAGTCCGACTCCACCCCCTTGCTTGGCTTAGATACCGGGGGTACCGTAAGCGCAGCGTGGATCAGTGAAGCCAACGTCGTAACGCTCCGTCGCCTTGTAGCGCATGGAGTCAGTCTCGAAGTCACCTTCCATGGTTTTCTCCAGACGGCGGCGCATCAAGAGCTTGAAGCCCTCGGGTGCGTCGGTCTGAACCCACCATGCAGTAGCGGAGGTCAAGCGGCTGATAACGGCAGCGCCTTCGTCCAGCAAACCGATCGATTTCACCGGGTTGATGTCGTTGTTGGCGTTGCCGGTACGCAGAACCGACTTCAGCAGCACTTCGGCTTGGAAAATGTTGCCGGGGGCCACGATCAGTTGACGTGGCACCAGACGAATTTTCTTGCCGTTGTTGTCCACAGCTTGACGAACTTGGATCAGCATCTGTTCCAAGGAGGTCTGCGACAGCACAGCGGCGGTAGCCAACTGGTTGCTGAAGGTGCCGTTGACGATTGGGTGAGCGGTGTTGATCAGAGACACACCATCGCCACCGGGGTAAGCGCTGTTGAAAGCAGTGTTCAGCACGTTGGCCGACAACAGTTCTTTGGTTTCCACCAGAGACTGTGCCAGATGGCGGGCATACACTTGACCGATACGGATGTGGTCGCCGTCTTCCACCAAAACTTTCGTCAAGGCAAAAGCCAGACCGTACACTTTGTACAGGTAGCGCTTCAAGAACAACACACCACCTTGTTGGTACGTCACCGGTGTGCCGTCAGGCAACTGGGGAGCAGCACCGAAACCGTACAAGACGGGTTCTTCGTGGTAGTTGCGGGGGATGCCGTCTTCTTCGCGGAACACACGGCTCCACTCATCGGCGCGTTGGTCATAAACACCATCGAAACATTCGTTCAGGATTGGTTCAACAATCGAACGAAAGTCCGTACTTCTCAT